GATGAACTTGTCGGGCATGGGTTTCCCTTCGTGAATGACGAAGGCCCCCACGACGTTCGTGAGGGCCAGAGCGGGGCAGGAGGGTTTACGGCTGCAGGAGCATGAAGGCGAGTGGCTGGTAGAAGCGTCCTGGGGTGACGGTCTCGTCCCACTGAACAGCCACGTGGGGGTCTGTGTGCCGCAGCTCCCCACCACCGGGGAGGGTCTGCCGGTGCAGGAGCCCAATCGCCTGCTGAGAGTGATGACGGACGGTCTCGACGGAGCCGGCGGCGACGGTGATGGTGAGGTCGGAGCGGGAGTTCTGGTGCGAGTACGCCAGGTCCTGCTCCTCGCCTTCCCTGGTGGGCATCGCCCAGATGACCATGTACGGGCGGATGATCGCGGTGCCGGGGAACGTGGGTATCTGGTCGGGGACGTGCCCGTCGTAGACGAGCGCCCCCGTGAGACCGAGCCGGTTGATGAGGTGGGCGACCAGTTCTTCGGTCGTCATCCGACGGTCCCGTCAAGGAGCATGCTCATGGCTTTCTCGAGGTTGGGTGCGCGCCGGTCGAACGCGGGCCCGAGGAACGGGCGGGGCGCCATCCGACTCGTCCCGTGCTCGAGGAAGTGCGCGTAACTCACCGTGGGTCCGATCTCAGCCTCCACCACGCCATTCGTCTCGGTGAGGTCGTGGCCGATGCTCGCCCGTAGGTTGCCGGTGCGGACGGGTGCGTACACCTTCGCATCGCTGGTGATGTCGGCAGCGGTCTTCGCCACGGCCTGGCGGGCCATGTTCTGGGCCTTCGCGCTGGTCTTGCGGAGGTCTGTTGCGAACGCCCTCAGGTCATCACTCATGTCGCCTCCGGTTCTGTTCGACGCAGGCGAGGTCTCTGGTCCAGTTCGTCGTCCCCGACTCCACCGTCACCACTGTCAGGACAGCTCCGTTCAGGCGGGGGTCGTCCGGGTTCGCGGTGATGGTGATGACGTCGCGGTACCCCAGATCCGTGAGATGGATCGGTACCGAGACGCGGTGGGTCACCTGCACCTCAGTGCTGTCCACGACCACGACAGGCCTCGCGGACTGGGACAGGAACTGCGCACTGCACGGCTTCTCGTCCCACACTGGGGTGCCGTAGATGATCCCCTCAGGGCCACCAGCCCGATCCGCCCGCCGCGCATCGCAAGTGCCTGTGAGGAACCCCTCCGCCGCTGGCCTGTGATGCTCCGACCAGTTGTCCGGCATGATGCGGGTGGTGCTCAGCGGCGCCATTCCTCCCCCTCGACTCGCGTCGGCAGGAGCGGCTCGGTCAGGAGGAAGAACGACTCCTCCTCCACCTGATCCTCACCGTCCGCCTCATCCCGCAAAGCACGAGCATGAGCACGCAGAGCATCCGCCACCGCAGGCCCATCGGTCTGACGGTCCTGCGTGCGGATCTTCTTCGACAGCAGCGCCTCAGACGAGGCGATCGTGTCGAGTGCCGCCGCAGCAGCACGCTTGACGTTGCCCCCATGGATCTCGAGGAACCCGAGGATCTGCTCATCGTCCAGGACTAGGTTGTCGACATCCGTGTCGGCAATGAGAAGTCTGACCCGGCCAGAGTCATCGGTGTAGTTGATCGCTTTAGCCACCGACGTGCCTCCACTTCTTCCGTTTGACGATGTCCGCGACCGTAGAGAATGCAACCCCGTACTTCGCAGCAAGCTGCTTGTACGTCATCCCTCCCCGACGTTCAGTGCGCAGATCAATCACGAGTTCTTCGGTGAGGATCGCGTTCGCGTGCTGAGACCCGCGAGGAAGAACGCTGTCCGGTCGGCGGCGCCCTTTGGAGGACATGTCACGCATGTTGTCTGTGTGCGTTCCACTACGCAGGTGCGCCGGGTTGAGACATGGCGGGTTGTCACACGAGTGGAGGATGTGCATACCGTCTTCAATAGGCCCGACTGCGTGTTCATACATGACGCGGTGCGCAGCGTAGAGCTTGTAACCGATCCGAACTTGCCCGTACCCGCTGGAGCTGGTTGATCCTCGCCACTCCCAGCACCCTGTTTCGGTGACATCCCATCCGTGGTGGCGGAGTCGGTCGATCGGGTCCAGTGACGCGCTTGCCTGGGGTCGCCGTCCTGCAACCGGATCTCCGTTGCGCCTCCACCGCAAGCAGTGGGTGTTGCACCACTCTCGGCGCTCCGCTTCTTTGTCGCAGCCGTCGATTGTGCAGGTACGATTCTTGGTAGCCATCTCAACTCCTGAACAGTTGGGCTTGGTGAGGCCCGTCCGGAGATTGCCGTCTCCTGGCGGGCCGTTCTATTCGGTTGCGTGTCCTATTCTACCGTCGAGCACGGACACAGGAGGAGGCGCATCTGGCCAACCTCAGTGCTGTAGTCGATCATCTGCGCCCCCTCCCCTCAGGTCTCAGGCGGTGCCGTTGGAGGCGTACACGCCCGTCTTGAACCCCGCATCGATACCGACCACAGAACGACCCCGGTAGTGGATGGTGTCGTCGTTGAACGACCCCTCCTCCACCGGAATGTCCCCACCACCGACAGCGGAACCCTGGTCGCGCTTGACCCGGATGTCGACGTCGGGGTGACCGTTGAGCTTCGTGCGGATGATCGACGGCAGATCCGACGTCTTGCCCTGCACGAGCGCCCACCCGTCCGCGTTGACACGCGCACCGATCGTGCGGGACTCCAGCGGGGTGACGATGCCGCGGTACGGGTTGTCGACCTCCGTCTCCGTCACCTTCGAACCCGTGGTCACCTTCGTGACGATGCGGGCTGCAGTGAGGACACGCCCCACCTCGCCACGCAGTGCGGGGCCGTGCACGAGGACGAGGTTCGACGTGTCGACGAGCTCGTCCCGGTGGTTGGTGCGCTGGGCGAGCGTCTTGATCGCCGCGTCCAGCGCCTCGGGGGTGAACTTCTCGGTGCCGGGGGTGCCGAAGAAGTTCGCGTTCCAGCTGTTGCCGTCGGTGAGGAGGTCCGCGACGACCGTGTTCTGGGTCTTGCGGGCACCGTTGCCGAGAGCGCGGGGGAAGTTCGCCAGCTCAGCGAAGCGGCGACGCAGACGCAGCTCCCAGGTGAGACCGTACGTGCGACCGTACTTGCCGGTGCCGTGCTCGATCTCGGTCTCCTGCATGCGACCGGACTTGTACTCCTCGCCCTCACCGACAGGCGCGAACTCGGTGGCTCCCCACAGGTCGACGAGCTTGCGGCGCTCGAAGTCATCCACCGTCGTGTCGGTGAGGATGCTCTCGAACTCGAGCGGCGTGTCCTGGTAGGCCTTGAGGGCCTGCTTCTCGAACGCGTCACCCAGGAGGACCGGGAAGTCGCTCGTGGAGAACGCCTCGAGGAGGACGGCCTGGGCGAGGGGCTTGCTGCCGTTGCGGCCGCGGGCGAACAGGGAGGCGGCCTCGTGGACCTTCTCCGCACGCGTCGTAGCGCGCCGGAATCCCTCCTGCATCAGATCAATGGTGTCCATGTTCTTGTGCCTTTCGGTCAGCCGGCAGACGCCGGGGTCGGGGTGACGAAGCCGAACGGTGCGACCTCTGCAGGGGCGGTGCCGGTGCCCTTGACGGCGAGGGAGACGCCCCACGCGGTGTCACCCGCGGTCGCGGTCAGCGCGCCGGAGGCGTTGAGGTAGACGACCTGCCCCTCCGTGAGTGCGCCGGCGACGGGGATCTCCCAGGATCCGTCCGTCCACACGGTCACGCGGTCGCCCTCGTGGGCGTCGATGAGGGCGACACCTCGGACTGCGCCGATCGCGACAGGGCTGCCGCTGGTGTAGTCCTGGTCGGCGGTGAGGGCGATGTGCTTCGCCTCGGGGTAGAGCTGGTTCTTCGCCATGGTCAGGCTCCTTCCAGAGCAGCGATGATGTCGTCGTCGGTGACCTTCTTGGCCTCTTCGACGGGGCGGGTCTCACCGAGGTTGGTGACGCCGCCGGTGGGGGTGAGCTTGGCGGCGCGGTCCTTCGCCTCAGCGATGATGGTGTCGTCGTCCGTGTCCGCCGCCGTGTGCTTCTCGGTGAGGAGAGCGGCGACTCCTGCCGGGTCGTCGATGCCGTCGAACTCCGCCTCGATGAGCTTGGAGACGTGGGTGGCGCGTGCCGCCTTCGTCTTCTCCGCCTCGAGCGTCTCGATCTTGGTGTTGGCTTCGGCCAGCTGCGTTTCGAGCGTGTCTGCCCGGCTGGCCTTCTCGGTGAGTGCCGCGTGCGCGGACTCCTCGATCTGGATGTGTCCCATGAGGGTTCCTTCCTGGGATTCGTTGACTGGTGCTTCCTGTCCAGCCGGGGGCTGGGAGGTCTCAGTGCCACGG